CACCAACGATTTCGTTAGCAATAACTGTCGGCATTACACGACGGATAACTGGAAGAATAACACGGTTAAGTGTAGCTACGTTACCAGCGCTGGTTGCTCCAGCAGTTGCGCTTTCAGCCAAGTACTTACGTGTGTTTTCTAGGCATACGCCCATAGCAGCACGACGGTTTCCAGATAGGCCTTCAAGCAGAGCGTCTTTGGTCTCTGACCATCTTTCATTTAAAAGTTGTGACATTTCTTTTTGTCTCCTTGAATTATTTTAGACCCGCTAATTTGCGGATATCTAATATGTTGTCTAAGCCTACCTCGGGCTTGGGTTCACGATTGCCAGTTACGGCAGTACTTTCATTTAAAGCAACTTTTTTAGTTACTTTTTTGGTTTCGCCTTCCATTACTGCAGGTAGGTATTTGTCAAATGCAGTGTGTAGTTTTTCTGTTTTTACAGATTCTAACAACTCTTGCATTACCTCTTTTTTACTAACATCTAACGGTGATAGTAATTCAGCCATAATTTGTTTACGCTCCATTAGATCTTTTGTGATTCGCAATTCGCGGTCACGTGATTCAACTAATGTAGCTTTTTCAACTACAGCTTTTTTTGCTTCAGCAAGTTCTTGATCTTTCTTTTGAATGATCTTCAACAATTTATTTGTTTCAGATTTTTCATTAAGAAAGGAACCAGCATATTCTTGTGCGAACGATTCGTAAATACGACGTCCAAAATCATTGTTGCGAGCATTTGTAATATCTTCTTTCAATTGCTTGATTTCAGATGTCAATTTACGTGTAACTGCTGCTTCAACAACTTTAGCCGAACGCTGAATAAAACGCTGTCTGATTTCATCAAATTTGCTCTTGGCTTCGCGGACTAACTTAACTTTTGTTTCAGCTAGGTCACGCTTGTCAATTGAAAATTCTCTGATCTCTTTAGCCAAAGCATGAACAACAAATTGCTCAAGCTTTTGAAAGTTTTCGGTGACTTTACGACGATCACCTTGAAACTCGACTAACTCTTTGCCTAATTGTTTGATAACAAACCCTTCTAGTTTACGAGCATCTTCACTTATACGTTGTTGGTATTGTGCTTTTGCTTCTGCTAGAGCTTTTTTGTCTTCGTGCAATTCGGCCATTTCTGCGGCCAATCTATCGCTTAACATCTTGTCGATTGCTTCTACCATGATTTGTTTATCATGTGTATACTTCTGTGCAAATTCTTCACGAAGTTCAGCGCTTACTTGGTCGCGATTCTCTTGAATTTTTTGAGCAAAAGCAGATTCTAGTTCAGACTTAACATCTTCACCGATTAGTCCAGCTTCTGTCAATTTTTTGAATGCGTCCAACATTTATTTCTCCTCGGGCTTATTTTAGACCTTTGATGATCTGAAGGAGATTTTCCTTCAAATATTTCTGGGCCTTTGGATCTTCTTTAACTTCTCCAGACACTCTTAATGCACGATATCCTCCTCTAGTATTCATGAGATGCTCATAAACAGGAGTAGGATACGCACCAGGAGCACTGGGCTGTGCAACAATATCCACAGTAATAATTTCAAAATCGGATACTCTGCCGCTCAAATCGTCAACGTTGCCGCTGCCGCGTGAACTAACACCAAGTTTTACACCGCTTTCTAACATAGTGCGAATAAGGTTGCCCATTGGGGTGGGAAGAATTTTCATCTTCCCATAACCATTAGGACCTTCCATCCACATTTGAGTGATCATATGTGATACTCGGTCCAAATTGACTTTTAAATCATCAGGATGATCTACTTCACCTAAAACACTATATCCATTTTGAAGTTGATCATTTAGCGTTTTAACTGCACGTTCAATTTCATCAACTGGATATACACGACCATTGGCATTACGTATACCTCCTTGGATAGCAATACCTTTTAGATAAAGGTTTTTGCCATCTTTGTCGTCACTCTCTAATACGATGCCAGATTGATCAAAACTTAATTGTTCTCTTAAGTAACTTAATTTCATCCTGATTCTCTAATTAATTGCTATAGGGCTTTAAGAATTGCTTCTTGGTTGCTGGATCAATAGAAGTTTGTCCGGCTGTATCACCAGATCCGGATCCAACTCCGCTTGGAGCGGCGCCTTTCTTCTCTGCTCCGTGACCACCAGAAACTTTACTTAATGAAGAACCGTCACCGAACGATGATTTAGAACTTTTAGAAAGATTCTTTTCAACACCTTTAGTGAACTCGCCTTTTACATTTCCAGCAAGACCACCGGCTTTTCCTGCTGGTGTTGTTCCTGTGTTTGTACCTTCAGCACTTTTTCCACCTTTGGCAATATTTTCAGCAGTTGCTCCGGATGTAGGTTTTCCCTTTCCAGAACTTACTGTGCTTTTTGTGTTAACACTTGGAGTGTTTACTTCACCAGTTCCTGCTCCAGCAGCTTTGTTTTCTTGACCGGGGCCTTTTTCCCAATTGGTTCCAACATTCTCAACATACTCACGTGTCATACGCTTTTTGCCTTCGAACATTCCCATGGTCTCATCAGTTTCTTCATCGTCTTTACTTGGCATAGCAAATTCACCGTCGGTTGGACCAGTGTCAAAACTACTACCTATACCTTTAGATTGCTCTAATTCAGCAAAAGCTGCTTCTAGTTCGTCAATGGCGTTTCTAATATCTAAAATGGCTTCGTCTTCGCTAGGCTCGCCTTCTTCATCATCAAACTCGCCTTCTTCGCCTTCTTCGCCTTCTTCGTCATCGCCTTCTTCACCGGCAGCAGGCTCGCCTTTAACTTTGTCTAGAAGTTCGTCAGAAGCATCGCCACCGACATCGTCGTCAAGGCTCATTGAATCTTCAAATTCAATACCTTCTTCGGCGTCTTCATCTTCTTGTTCATTGACGCTTTCTTCAGCCTCTTCTTCGTCGTTGCTGACACTTTCTTCAGCCTCTTCTTCTTCGGAAATTAAATTTTCATAAATTTCACGAGATTTTTCAACTACGATTTCATGGAATAAATCATTGGCTTTATCCATTTCTTCGTTGACTAGATAATCTAGTAATTGTTCAAATTTGGTACTCATGCAAGTATTCTCCTTGTAGGTTGCAGCAATAATGTAGTGTATTTACAGCCGATTAAAAATAGCTAAGCGAAATAGGTCAAAAATAGACCGTTTTTGACCGCAGAGTGATAATTTTTATTCTTTTTGAACTAAAAATATTTAGTTTTTAAATAAAATTATTATCCTTACAGATTATACTGCTGCTTCCGGAGGAGGCGTTGCATACATTTTTCTAACTAATCCCAATTCTTCTTTGGTTTCTTTTTCTCTTATTTCTCCAGCTTTGCGAATATCATTGATTATTTTTAAAGTCAACTTTGGACTTTTTCTCAAATCATTTCTGTCTAAAATAGAAACATCATTGTCTAGATTATAACGATAATCAGACTGCATTTCATTTTGTTTTTTATTGAAATAAATGAATTCTCTTAAAATCATAACAATATTTATGCTACTGGCGCTGGAGGCGCTCCGCCTGCTGCTGGACCTGCTGCAGGAGCTAGACCTTCAGCCGGTACTGCCCCTTCTTCTGCACCTAGTTCAGGTGGAGGTTCATTAGCTCCCATTGCTGATAAATCTCCGGCAACTCCGCCAGAAGTAATTCCTGCACTGCGCAATTCTGCACTTGCACTTAATTCTTTATCTTCATCAATGTTTTCTTGCTTCCATAATGTTTCATTTTCTGCAACTTCTTCAGCAGTTAAACCTAGGAATCGTTTTAATGCAAATCTTTTACTTATAAATGGTACTTGAACAACAGTGTTAAATGAGTTAACCCTTGCAGAATCCATTTCACTTTGACGATATGCGGCAAAATTTTGAGGAGGATTGAATCTTAAATCAAATATGCTATTATCTATATTAATACCTTTTTTATGTAGATAAAATTTAAATTCATGATCAAAACTTTCATTTAACAAACTTTGCAATCTTTCACAATACTTGTTAAATCTTAATTCTTGAATGTATGCTGTTCCAACTCGACCATCATTGAAGCTGCTTCCTCCGTCGTCAGGTCCAGTAGGGAGATAAGAGCTAGGAATACGTAAAGCCCTAAACAACTTATTAGTAAAATAACGAAGATCATCTATTTCTCCCAAATTTTGGCCACCTTGTAAAATTTCAACTTTACTTCCTCTGCCTTCAGCAGTTTGAGGGAAGAAATAATCTTCATTAATACTTAATGGGTTATAACCAGCATCAATAACTGTTTGACTACCACCAGTTACACTAGGAATGCGGCGTTGGTTTACTTCATTTTTAACACGTTCAACAAAGCTCATAGCCAAATGACTTGGCATGTTACCTACATCTATATAAAATACACGACGTTCCGGTGCACGTTGAACACGATAAATGATAATGCTGTCTTCTAATAATTCTTTTTGTTTGAAAACTTTAAAGATAGTTTCCATTAGACTATTACCAAAAGGATAGTTGTTATCTAATCCTTCACTCATGCTTATATGAATTACGTGTTTAGCATCTATAGCATATTGATTTTGATTAATTTGAAATCTACTAGAATTTGTACTAGTAGGAAAGGCACCCACCATTCCTCTACTACCGCCTGCGCCACCTTGACCAGTGCCATAACTTCCACCAAATTGACTACCACCGCCGTGAACATTGCTAGGTTGAATAGCTGTTGCTGCTAGTGTTTCAAAATTTGGATTCCAATCACGAATGATATATTGTTCAGGAGCTTTTCCTTCACTTTCATTGACAATTATTTTATCAACTTTAGCAGGATCAACATACATCCATGATAGTGTTTCTGGATCTCTGACAAAAAAAGAATCACCGTATTTGAATGAATTGCGAACAATTTTAAAAATTCTAGTTTGAAACTTATTAAGTTTGCTCCATTGTTGAAGATACTTTTTTATGATCTTAATTTCAGTGTTGGTAGCTTGCTCTCTAAAAAATACTTGGAACGGTGTTCCATTTTCTTCATTTATTTGTGTGCAAAATTCAGCAAGGATATCTAATGCTGCATTAACTTCACTATCCCAATCCATAGTATCATATTGACCGTAACGTTCTAAACGATTAGGATGCCCTGAATAAACATCGGGCAAATAACTTGAATAATTAGTTCTTGTTGGATTTGCAGAGCCGGACATAAGTCCGCTAATAGGGCTTAAATTTCCCGCAGTGTTTTGTGCTACCGGTGTAAAAAAACGTTTCCACCCCATTGTAAATTCCTTAATTATGCCATTGAAAACTGGTCACGATTTAGATTATTGATTGCATTAAAGCTACGTTTTGTATTGTCTTCAATGCGAGATAATAATGTAACTAATCTAACCTGTGTATTATTTAACTGATTTAACTGGTCAACTAAATTTTTACTTCCTAAACTACTTGAAGCAGCTACTACTTCACGCATAATTTCTGGATTTATAACACTTTCTGGTCCTGATTCACCTATAGTAACTGCCTTCGGTCCAGTTTCCCAAAATTTTCCAGTAACTCCTAATGTGCCAACTGCTCGAGCACCTGCTAATGGTGGAACAACAAATCCTCGACCGCCACCTACTCCGACTCGTTCTTGTCTATTTTTTTCTGCTTGTTGTTGATACATTTCTAACAAAGGCTGGAAACCTTTTTCTGTTCTTCGATTTTGTTCTTCAACAAGTTTTCCATAAAATTCTGCATTTTCTTTCGCGCCTTTTAATCTTTCTTCATACCATTTTCTTTGAAGAAAATTAAGACTATTATCTTTAAGTTTTTCTGTAAATTCGGCAATGTTTTCGTTTGCTTTAACTAATTCTGAAGCCGGTCCTCCTACAATAACTTCTTTCATTATTGAGTATAACTTTTCCATCATTATTTGACCACCGGCAGCAAGGTATGGCCAAACTTTATCCCATAGAGACAATATCGGGTCTTTTACTGAATTCCATAATATACCAACTGCGTCACCAAACCCATCTGCTTTCTTTAATTGATTATAAGTTCTACCTATCCAATTACCTATTCCAATTATTGCATCTTTAAGCCAAGTTAGTGCTTGATCAAAACCTCTTTGAAATTCAGGTGTACTAATTACACCTGTAACAAAATTAAGTATACCTGTTGCAAAATTACTTAATATAGGACTTAATTTTTCTAAATATCGTGCTACTGTACCAAATAAAGTTGTTCCAAATTGTCTAATTGCTTGTTCTGCTCTAGCTAATGCTGCTGCATTACCTTGATATTGTTTTTCTCTTTCTGCTGCTGCTTTTTGTTCTGCGGTTTGAACATTTTTGACGTTTCTTGCAAACGCATCAAATCCTTGGCCAGCTTTTAAAATATTGTTCCCGGTAGCAGCAGTGACTTGAGGTAAAACTCCTGCTGATGTTCTAAACTCGCCTACAGATTTACCTACAGTTAGACCAAGTTCTCTAATTCGTGTACCCATTGTTTCAATACTAACACCGGCTCGAGTCATTTGATATATAGAATTAAGAAAAACTTCTCTTTGTCCTTTTGATATAATACTTAACATAGCCTGATTATCATCTAAAGGAGTTACAAGCCCTGTTTGTATAGCCAATCTCACACTTGGTCCAATTTCTTTTCCGCCTACACCTATTGCTTGAGTTAACGCTGTTTTTGCTAATTCTGCTGCATCTTTAGGTAACGCAGCAAGATATGCTTGCCATTCTTGCTCTTGTTCTATTTCTCTTACTTCTGCTTCAAGTTGCTCTCGACGCTTTCCTGTCATTTTTGTTAAAGTATCAAGTTCAATTGCATATTTCATTATTCCTGCTGTAATTGAATTGATATTTTCTTTTTCGAGTTTGGCAATATTTCCTTGTCCTCGCATATAACTAGCAACTAACTCACCTGCTTCTTCAAATGTATAACCAAGACCTAATAATTGTCTAGCATATGTACTGTTTGGTCCCATTAATCTATTTTGCACATTAACAAATTGATTAATACCTGCTTGAACATTACCTCCCATTGATGCAAATATGTCACTATTTTTAGAAACAATTTTTGCAAATTCACTTAATGTCAAATAAGATTTAGAAGCTTGCAAAGCCATAGCAAATAAATTTCCACTAAAGCTAGCTCCTGTTCTAGATAAATCTCTGTAAGTGTCTAATAATCTTTCTGTGTATTTGACAAAATCAGCAACTAACCCTGCAATTGTTCCAATAAAAAATGGTAATCTTTCTAACGCTCGATAAAAATCACTTAATCTAGCACTGCCTTCTACTGCTTTTAAACTAAAATCATATAAGGCTTTACCGGTATCAATCAATCCACCCCAAAGATTTTTTACTACAGATAAGAGTCCGGATAAAGCTCCACTTGCTAATGATGCCGCTCCACTTAACAAACTAAATGCTTTACCCACTGGCGTAGCTGCCGCTGCTGCACCTGCAAGTCCACCACCACTGCCGCCACTACCTAATCCCGAAACAAGGCGAGAAATGTTTACATTCATTGACTCTGCTACTGCGAGTAATTCAGCTAATGTTGCTTCTGTTGCACCGTTCATAGTTTAAAAATGCCATTAAGTATATAGATAAATATTACTAATACTATCGTATCATTTATTTATTCGGAGAAAAAAATGCAAAATAATCAGTTTCAACCAAAAGGAAATCCTTTAGCTGGGTATATGAGACAACCAAAAATATACATAAGCTTACCTAGTCAAGGAAATTTTTGGCCCACTAACAGTATACATATGACAGAAACTGGCGAATTTCCTGTTTTCTCCATGACTGCTAAAGATGAATTAACATTTAAAACTCCGGATGCTTTGCTCAATGGACAAGGCATTGTCGATGTAATACAAAGTTGTATTCCAAATATAAAAAATGCCTGGGACATTCCTACAATAGATTTAGACACTATTTTGATTGCTATAAGACTAGCAACCTACGGTGAAAAAATGCCTATTAAAATTAAAATTCCTGTTATAAATGAAGAAGTAGAATTAGATATCGATTTAAGAGTTTTATTAGACCAACAGCAACAAAATCAATGGATCGATCAAATTGTTATCAATCCGGATTTTATTATATATGTACGTCCGTTAACATATAAACATATGACACAGGTAAGTATTAAAAGTTTTGAAACTACAAGAATTTTAAATTTAGTTAATGATGATTCATTAAGCGAAGAAAAGAAAATTGAAATGTTTAATAACAGTTTTAAAAATTTAACCAATGTAACTGTTAATATGATGTCTCAAAGCATTTACAAAATTGTAGTTAATGATGAAGAAGTTACTAGTCAAAAATACATTGAAGAATTTGTATCTAATTCAGATAAAACAATATTTGATAAAGTACAAGAACATTTAAGTCAACTTAAAACTCATAATGAGCTCAAGCCATTAATTTTCAATACAAGTGCCGAGCAACAGGAGCAGGGTGCTCCCTCAACCGTATCCGTCCCGGTTAATTTTAATAATTCAGATTTTTTCGGGCAAGGCTTTTGACTCTAACACTTGATGAAATACAAAAAGAAATTGACTCACTTGACAAAGAGTCAAAAGCCTTAAGAGAAGAATTATTTAGAATGGCGTGGTATATGCGAGGTGCTTTATCAATCGAACAGGCTTTTATGTTAGATATAAATGATAGAGAAATTATAGCCGGTATAATAAAAGAAAATATGGAAATTACTAAAGAAAGCAATATGCCGTTCTTTTAAATTTTCATATTTAAAAATTTACTGTAGAATTTATTTTCACCTAGACCAGGTATACCTCGTTGACCAAATTTTTGTGGAGTTGGTCCTTTTGTTTGAGTAGGTGTTCCGCGTAATTTAGCACCCACTTCAGCACCTGATACTGTTGGTCCTGTTGTATTAAAATATTTACTGCCTGCGCTGGCGGGCACAGTTGGTGTTGCTTGAGGTTGTATACTGACTGCTGGTTTAGTTGTCATGCTAGATCTTACTGCATCAACTGCTGCTGCTTGTTTAGCAGCCAGAGTAGGATTACTTATAGTTGATTTAATTTCTGTATCAGCAGCAGGAGTAGCACTTGTTTCTGGTTCGGGTGTTATTGGTTTAGGAACCATTGTTGATCTAGCAGCGGTAGTAGCTGCTGCTTGTTTTTGTGCTCGAATATCTGCAGGTGTTTGATCAGCAGGTGTAGGACTAGCAGGTGCTTTACCTGATTGAGTTGTTAGAACATTTTTTATTCTATTAATTTGATTCATCGTCAAAGTTTGAGACATGGTCTCAAGTTGATTTAAAATATTGTCAACATTCATTATGGTGTTCCAGAAATTATATTTTGTAACCTAGCTATTTGATTTGGTGTCAATTGTGTAGCACCCAATGCTGTAATTAATGAATTAACACTTTGCTGTTGATTTTGTGATGGTTGAGCTGCCGGTGATTGCTGTTGTTGACCACTTAATCCTCCTGCCTCAAAACTTTTTGCAGCTATAGTTCTAAATAAGTCAGCAGCCTCTGCTCTATTATTTAAATTAATCGGAGCAACACCAAGTCCTGCGGTAACATCAGGATAACCATTTGCAGTCAGCCATGATTGTAATGTTGCAGGAGCCATATTATTCATGTCTTTTCTACTACGAAGAGCCCACTGTTGAAATTGCTGATAAATTTTATCTGCAGATTTATTTACATCTTGAGCTGCTTGAGATTTTTTGAATCCTAGTTTTGCTCCTGCCCAAGTTCCTATAGCACCTAATCCAGATGTAGGGCTACTTCCAATGAATTCATCTAATTGTGATTCAGATAAAAGTTCAACAATTTTCATATTTGTTCTCTTTAATTTATTTTTTATTTATTTAATTGACATAATTAAAGACGAACAAAGTTCGTCTGCTCTTTCATCTTCGATTCAGAGCAATGTTTCTGCGAAGTGATAACGAAGCAGAATAATATATCATCCAGATAAAGCGGTCACACTAAAGCCCATAAGGGCCAAGAGTGCATCATCCGAGTAGCACAGTCACATAGCGTTAGAACTATAATTAACTATAATTGCGTATAATTAATTGCGTAGGCGGTTGTCCGGTACCTACTCATCCTGTCTTCACAACGGCAATTATACTACTCAACGCTATCTGGATAGTATAACCTGGTCTTTTTAGACCATCTTTTTGCCTATTCTCTTACTTCAAACAACCAAACCGCGGCGAGTTTGCGATCTTCATCCCTGTGTGGGGTAGTGGTTGAGCACTCTTAACGGCGAGAGATTTACGTCCGAGCGACCCGTGGTCCTCTTGTCATGTACGCATGATGTTAGCCTGCGTGAGCTGATACCGTTTAAATTTTGCCTAAAATGTGGGAGCCATGGACACGGACTTGAATATGTCCGTTATAGTAATCTGTAGATTCTAAAACTTTACGACTGAATTGTTCTCGAGCCTCAATGTAGCTGCACTCTGCTTTGGATTTACAAAGG